ACAACCGTGCGTCAGGAGCGAAGCGAGTGATGTGGTGGTAGAAAAAAGCGTAGGAGTCCCAGACAAGGTTCCTAGGTCGGAAAACGAAAACAAGGTTCCATGATTGAAATCGGGGGAAGGGATGCCCGAACTGCGCGGGGGGGAGATAGTGCGTGAGCGATTCAGAACCCTATTTTGAAAAAAATTTTTTTTGATTTTTTCTGCTATGATTAGTTTTACTAATACCTCGGCTAGCAAGTATGTTACAAACTGATCGCTACTGCACAGGATGTAAAACCAACAAACTCAAGGACGAGTTCAAAACACAAAATATGTGCCATAGCTGCTACCACATCCGCCGCAGCGCACGTTCAGGAGCTGACCTGTTACATTATTTCCGCAAAGGTATATCCAAACTAAAAAGCACCCGTATCAAACAGGGAGTTGAGTTTTTAGTAAACGCGGAGGATCTTATGGAACTCTGGGACGCCCAAGAGGGCAAGTGCGCCCTGTCAGGTGTCTTCATGACTCATGCCCCTAATGGCGATCCGTTTACCTCTAAAAATGCCAGCGTCGATAGGCTAGATCACTCGAAAGGGTATTACCCGCAAAACGTGCAGTTGGTCTGCTCTGCGGTCAACATGCTACGCGGTTCACTATCGCAAGAAGACTTTACTTGGTGGATCTTGAATATTTACAAACACCATTGCGAATAAGTATTAGTAAAGGTAATATTCGTCTATGAGCGAAGACGTATACGCAGAAATGCTTTCCATTGATGGTTTTGAGTCCGCGATTCTGGGGACAGGAACCCGTGATGGTGAAGTGGAAGTTTTAATCTACGACGGACGACAGGCAGCTAAGTTGTTTGAAGTTTTGAACCCAGAGGTAAACATCCCTCTGTTTTTAGACTACCTGTCTAGCATTGGCGAAGAACGACGAATGCCGATCTTTGTTTATCTCGATGAGGCCGTGAGTAACGATGTCAGCAGAAAACAGCGACTTAACGTCCATTGATAAGTATGTGACGAACTCGGTGGAGTTCAAAGCCCATGTCCCTTACATGGGGCTAGAGGACACCCGATTAACCGTCCAGCAAGAAAAGTTGGTCATGCTCATTTGTAGCGGGATGACTATCGCAGCAGCTGGCAGGGGGGCGGGGTACTCCAGTAAAGACACAGCGTACAACGCGGCGAGGCTACCGCAGGTAAAAACAGCCGTTGAGTATTTTAAGGAGCAGATGCGGGAAGAGGTGAGGTTCACCCACGCAAGCGCACATTTAATGTATATGGACGCGTACCAAGCGTCTGCTACGGCAACGGAAATGAAAAATACGGTGGACAGTCTAGTCAAGTTGCATGGGCTAGCCGCACCGGAACAACAACCGACGGTAAACATACAGATTAACGCGACGACGAAGCATCTCGAACGGATGTCAGATGAGGAGTTACTGTCAATAGCAGGCAAAGACAATCAATACCTAGACCCCGCAGCCGTAAATGAGTGAGGTCCAGATACAACAGATTCAATGTCGTAGGTGTAAGAACCTACACGGAGAAACTCTGTTCAGTGGCAGCGACCCTCTATGCGTCTACTGCAAGGCGGACGACGCGGAGCGTCTAGCGACACCGCCTCCAGTTGAGCCAGAGCCTATCGTCGAGGAAATAGAAGAGACAGTAGAAGACAAGGCCCGTGCGGAGTTGGCCCTTCGGTTTCTTACAAGAAAGAGGTTACTACCCTTTGTTGAAAGATTTAATAACGACTATCAAGCAGGATGGGTGCATAAGGATGTCTGCCAACGCTTGGAGAAATTTTCGCGCATGGTTGTGGAGAAACAGTCCCCTAGACTTATGCTTTTCTTACCTCCGCGTCATGGCAAATCGACTCTGGCAAGCATTGCTTTCCCCGCGTGGCACTTGGGGCGCAACCCCAGTCACGAATTCATCAGCTGTTCCTACTCAGGTTCGCTCGCTATGGGCTTCTCTCGTAAAGTCCGTGGTCTTTTGCGGGAGCCAAGCTATAAAACTGCTTTTAACACTCGTCTCGATCCTGAGTCCCAAAGCGCAGAAGCGTGGCTCACTACGAGCGGCGGCGGGTTTGTTGCTGCTGGTGTGGGTGGCGGTATCACTGGTAAGGGAGCTCATGTCTTAGTAATCGATGACCCTGTAAAGAATAGAGAAGATGCCGAAAGTCAAAACAACAGAGACGCAAACTGGGATTGGTATACGTCAACGGCGTATACACGGCTGGCTCCCGGTGGTGGTGTGTTGGTTATTCTTACTCGCTGGCACGATGATGATCTTGCGGGACGATTACTCAAAGCAACGGCTGAAGGCGGTGACGAGTGGGAGGTTGTTCGATATCCAGCTCTTGCCGAAGAGGAAGAAGACTATAGGGGATATGGCGAAGCCCTTCATCCTGAACGATATGACGTATCGGCCCTAGACCGTATACGAAAGGCAGTTGGCCCTAGGGATTGGTCAGCTCTCTATCAACAAAACCCCGTTGCTGATGATGGGGATTATTTTACACGGGACATGATTCAGTATTTTGATGAAGACGATATCGACCTTGATGAAATGCGGTTCTATGTTGCGTGGGATTTGGCGATCGGCAAAAAGGACAGGAATGACTACTCGGTCGGCATGGTTATTGGAGTCGATTCTTTTGACCGCCTGTATGTTGTGGATGTTATTCGTGGGCGGTTTGATGGGTTCGAGTTGGTAGAACAGATCCTAGATCTGTATGAGGTCTGGAAGCCCAGCATCATTGGTATTGAGAAGGGTCACATTGAAATGGCCCTAGGTCCGTTCCTAGAGAAGCGGGTCCGAGAGCGCGGTTTATACGAAGCGTATTTCAAAGACCTTAAGACAGGGCGTAGGGATAAAGAAGCACGGGCTAGGGCCATCCAAGGTCGTATGCAGCAGGGCATGGTGTTCCTACCAAAGAATCAGATCTGGACAGGGCCGCTAGTAGCAGAATTGTTACGGTTCCCTAATGGCATTCACGATGATCAGGTCGATGCCCTTGCGTGGTTAGGTCTGATGATGACTGAGTTTGCGACATATCAAGCACCAGTGGTTAAACAACTATCGTGGCGAGACAGGATCAATCTCCTGAGCACCTCGACACGCAACAAGTCAGCTATGAGCGCCTAATTATGAGCAAGTACGACGACGAATCAGTTTTAGCGGACACCCAATGGGATCGGTACATCCGGGCTAGGGACAATGGGCATCTTGAGTATGTTGAGATGGCTAAGAAGTGTGACGCGTACTATCGGGGGGATCAGTGGGATGAGGCAGATATCGCCGCATTGGACGCTGAAGGCCGTCCAGCGCTGACTATTAACACTATCCTACCCACCGTAAACACGGTGTTAGGCGAGCAGAGTACCCGACGAGCAGACATTCAATTTAAACCAAGACGAGGAGGTGATGCAGAAGTCGCGCATACGCTGAATAAGCTGTACATGCAGATTGCCGACAACAACAAACTAGATTGGGTCGAGCAGCAGGTGTTTTCTGATGGTCTTATCCTAGATGGCCGGGGATATTTTGACGTTCGCATGGACTTTAGCGACCACGTTGAGGGTGAAATTCGTATTTCAGCCAAAGACCCTTTAGACATCCTGCCCGACCCCGATGCAAAAGACTCAGACCCTAAGACTTGGAGCGAAGTATTTGAAACGAAGTGGATGACGCTTGATGAAATCGAAGAACTCTACGGGAAGAAAAAAGCGGGGACTCTCCAGTTTATTGCTGAGAATGGAAATTCGTATGGAAGAGATAGCATCGAATACGAAGAGACTCGGTTTGGTGATGTTGATTCTACAAACGATTATTTGGGTGCTGGTATACCGGGAGATGACGAATACCGGACTGTAAAAGCACTCCGTGTTATCGAACGGCAACATAAGCGGATCACCCGCATTGATTGTTTTGTTGATCCTAACACTGGCGACCAGCGCGAGGTTCCTGAAGCGTGGAACGACCGCAAAGCTAAGAAGTTCGCAAAAGAGTACGGTTTAAGCATCATCACTAAGACCAAGCGTAAAGTCCGATGGACTGTAACTTGTGACAAGGTGGTCTTGTTTGACGATTGGTCGCCCTACAACGACTTTACGGTTGTGCCTTATTTTGCGTTTTTCAGAAGAGGTCGTCCTTTCGGTATGGTGCGAAACCTCTTATCCCCACAGGAGCAGTTGAACAAGATTGCAAGCCAAGAACTTCATATCGTTAACACCACTGCAAACAGCGGGTGGATGGTAGAAAGCGGTTCATTGGTCGGGATGACCGTCGATGACTTAGAAGAGCACGGTGCTGAAACAGGCTTGGTCGTTGAATACGCCCGAGGCACTAACCCGCCGCTTAAAATTCAGCCTAACCAGATTCCTACGGGCCTAGACCGTATCTCTCAGAAAGCGGCCCTAAACATTAAGGCCATATCCGGTATCAACGACTCCATGTTGGGTACGGATAGCGCCGAAGTGTCTGGCATCGCTATTCAGGCCAAGCAGAATCGTGGCGCGATCATGATCCAAGTGCCCCTAGACAATTTGCGAAAGACGAGGCAGTACCTCGCAGAAAAGGTCTTAAATCTGCTACAGACCTTCTACACCGAAGAACGGATCATCCAAGTCACGAACGAAGATGACCCCCTTAAGCCAAGAGAAGAGATGGTGATCAACCAGCAAACGCCTGAAGGTCGAATCATCAACGACCTTACGCTGGGAGAGTACGACGTTATTGTGGCTACAGCGCCAGCCCGTGACTCCTTCGACGAGGTTCAGTTCGCTGAAGCACTTAACCTGCGGCAAGTAGGCGTTGCGATTCCAGATGACGCGATTATTGAGTACTCACACTTGGCTCGTAAGGGCGAACTGGCGAAGCGTATCCGCATGATGACAGGCGTCGAGCAGTCTCCAGAGCAGATGGAGTTTGCCGCTATGCAGCAAGACATGGCTATGCAGCAGTTGCAGCTTGAAATCGCCAAGTTGGACGCCGAAGTTAAGAAGATCCAGTCGGAAGCAGCTGTCAACATCGCCAAGGTTCAAGACGTTTCCGAGGTTAACCCGCAGATCCGTATGCAGGAACTGCAGGCGAAGATTGAAATGAAGATGAAAGAACTTGAATTACGCCGCGAGCTGTCCTCGATGACAAATCAAGTGCGTACTGATCAACAGCAAACCCAAGCGGCAGCAAGGATAGCGACTACCGCTATGCAAACTGCTAACCCCAGAGCGAACTAGGAGGCCACAGATGGCAACAGAGCAAGACGACACTAAAGTTATGTACGACCTTATGCCGGGGGCTGAAGCGTTAGACCAGCCTGAAGGTATTGATCTGAACTTTGGCTTAGATGACGAAGGGAATCTAATAGAAGACGAGGCAGAAGACGATGTGGCCGAGGAAACCCAAGACGCCGTTGTGGAAGAAGAGGGCGATGCTGTCTCCGAGGATGCAGCTGACGATGATTCAGATGAAGTCACGAGCGAAGCAGAAGTTGAGGAGCCTGAAGAAGTAGAAAATACCCTCGAAGAAGAGGTTGATGCCCCGAAAAAGCCAATGGTGCCTAAATCTCGGCTTGATGAAGTGCTTGCGAAGCAAAAAGCGCTGCAGAAACAGCTTGATGACATGAAAGCGCAGCAACAACCAGCTGAAGATGCGCCTGAAGCCTACGATTTTGACTCGAAAGAGATCGAGTACCAGAACTTTTTGCTAGATGGCGAGGCTTCAAAGGCCGCTGCCTTGCGACAAGAGATGAGAAAGGCCGAACGGGAGCAGTTGGCCTATGAAATGCGGCAGGAAATGACTGAAAAGGTTTCTCAAAATCAACAAGCGACTGCTTTGCAACAGGCTGCGAACGATTTGGAGGCGAATTTTCCTATATTTAACCAAAACGCCGCTGAATATGACGCTGAAATCACCCAAGAAGTCATTGAACTCCGAGATGCGTTCATGGTTCAGGGGTTCGGAGCTGTAGACGCACTCTCAAAGGCTGCAAACTTTGCGATTAAGAGTCATGGCTTAGAAGCCGCCGCTACTTTAAACGCGCCCTCCGCCCCTAAAGCAAAAAGCGTAGACGAAGTGGCTAAAAAACGGGCCGAAGTAAGTAAGAAGTTGAAGGCCGCAGAGTCTCAACCCCCGGAGTTACCGGGAGAAAGTTCAGCAAACCGTGGCGAAAAGCCCATCGACGTTTCTTCTATGACAGAGGACGAGTTCAACGCGCTACCAGAGGCCACATTGAAGCGGCTGCGGGGCGATATAACGTAGGGCTATAGAATGACTAGAGAAAGAGATCCCCGCCTCACAAGGGCGGGAGTGGAGGGGTTTAACAAGCCAAAGCGCACCCCCTCTCACCCTA